CAGATCGACAGCTACGCCTATAATATCGTTGACTGTTATAGTATCATTTCCTGTGTCATCAGTTTCTCCTGATGAAATTATTGTTCCATCTGCCTCATACTGCGAATAAAAAGATGTTGTTGAACTATTAGCACGCGAATTTACTATTCCAAGTCGTTGTGAAGTATCAGATGCAGATATAGCTGTAACTTTCACCTCAAAATAATATGCAATTTTTGTGGCAATTGTTCCCACTGCAAATCGAGCTGTACCGTCTCCTACAGTTATTTGTCTGTTCCCTTCTGAAAAAGTAGGAAGGGTGCCGGGAGCACCTCCATTAACGGGAGCTAATGGATTTAGCACACAAAAATTATTAGTTGGTGTATCGGTAGCTTGATCTGTAGCAGCTAGATTATTTGCAGTATAATCGTTGCCATTTCCACTCGTATCATCCCCAAGTGCAGAACTATCTTGAAATTTTAGGTGAATCCCGTTGGTTCCGTATGACCCTGAATAAGCTTTGGGAACCCATACACCTTCATCGTTTGTTTCTCCAAAATCAGAGGCAGCTAACTGTGAACCATCAATGAGATATACATCGGCTAGGTATCCGTCAAAGTATGAGGAAGGGGCTGCGAGTGACCCTACAGTTTGCTGGGCTGTATTGTTGACACCTGTATCATAGTTCTCTGAGGGATTAACATCTGCCGCAAAACTTGTTTCTTCTGTTCCGTTGACGTAAAGACGCATCCTATTTCCGGCTGTACCATTAGTCGTATCTATTGCGACTACGATATGATACCAAGCACTCGGATCACGAAACTTTCGGTTCGTTTGGATTTTCCCTTCCGTTGCGTCATTAAATCCTATTGATATTATATCAGTTCCAGTGAAGCCAATACTGTCAGTACCAGTATTAACTGCCCCAAAGAAATACTTTGAGCCAAGGTTTCCACGTTTTACCCAACCACTCCAAGTCCATGTCCTTCTATTTCCAGCACTCCCCGGAGTCCTACTCAAATAGGAACTGTCATCATCATTAAAGCAACAGGAGTTCCCTATCTCGTATGTTGAACTAGGATTAGCAAACCATTGTGAACTAACAGGCATTACACTAAGCTCCCGAGAGTGCTAATTGAACTGCACCAAGCAGTATCGAGTCAGCAGCCGATACAAAATATGGTATGATATCTACGGCACCATCAGCCGTACTGAGAGTTATTCCAGCATCCCCAACAGTTTTATACTGGCTCCCCAAACTCAAAGTGTCACTGCCCCCGTCCTGAATAAAAACTATAACTCCAGCTTGCCCAACTGCTTCTGTGCTGGGATTTGCGAGAGTTATATTACTGGTTAATGTAAGGACAAAGTTCTGATTAGCTGAAAAATCAAGTGTGGTGCTGCCACCCTGACCCGTAGCAGTAGATGTATTTCCTAGTAAAATCTTACCCGCAGTGAGTTTGCCAGCTACCGTAACATCTGTTCCACCAGTAGGTATCTCAATAACGTCAGCGTCGGCATCATTTTTAATAGTTACATCGTTGGTAGAGCCTTGTCCTGTAAGTATCAAGCCTTCAGCAGCAGTGTATCCCATCGCAGCATTATCAGATGCTGCTGTATCGCCGTCTGCATTTACAGTAGAAGCTGTGACATCTCCAACAATATCAACGCTAGTCCCGCCAGTTGCTATCGTTATTACATCAGCGTCAGCGTCATTCTTGATAGTTACATCGTTGGTACTTCCCTGTCCCGTAAGGATTAAACCTTCCGCCGCTGTATACCCCATCGCAGCGTTGTCACTAGCGGCGGTATCCCCGTCTGCATTTACAGTTGAGGCAGTTACATCTCCGACAATATCAACATTTGTAGTACCTGTGGCTATACCAAGAACTGTAGCGTCTGCATCATTTACAAGAGTAACGTCATTCGTTGAGCCTTGACCTGTTATGATAGCCCCCAACACACTAGTGTAACCAAAAGCAGCATTGTCCGAAGCGGCTGTATCACCTGCTGGCTCTACCGTTCCTGTTGCCGTGACATTTCCAGTTACAGCTACAGTCCCCCCTGAAGTTATAGTCCCGGAAGTCTTTATAGTAGCCAAGGCTAGGTTGGATATTGCATCTATGACAGCAGCCCCGGAACCCGCGCCATCACAATAAACAACCGCAGATTTTCCATTTTCTACTGTTATATTCGCGCCGCTGCCTTGCGTTAAAATAACAGAGTAAGGGCCACTGGACCCTGAATCTGTAGTAGCGTTATTAATAATAAAGTAAGCGGGTGCCGTATTTGGGGCTATTGTAACCGTACAATTTGAGTCCAAGGCTCCGGTGAATTTAACCACACGGTACATGCCGTCCTGAAGGTTCTCGGTTCCTGTCCCAGGAGATGCCTCTCGAACAGTTAAGGTATGCGTATCTGCATTTGTTGTTATGGCTACGGCTTTATACGAAGCCAAACGGTCCACAATATCCCAGTTAAAATTGGTTGTGTCGCCCCAGGCTCCTGATTGTTCTCCAGAACCTATTTTTTCTAAGCTGAAGCCAGTTGTGTATGATGATGCCATAATCTTTTTCCTATGCCGCTATTTTCGTCCAATTAGGGGTTTGTGAGTCATCAACCGCAGACCAATTAGGGGTTTGTGAGGTATCAATAATTCCCCATACCTGAGTACCGCTGGTTTCGGCAGTACCTTCAACGCCTGTGGGAGTAACGCCAACACCCTCACCAATAACAACCGTGCCAATAGCACCTGTACCCGTAACGCCTGTGACCGTAACGCTGGGTGCATCCCCTGTGATCGTAACAGAGCCAAGAGCACCCGTGCCAGCAGCGCCCGTTGGAGTGACTGTACCTGTGCCTGTAACTGTGACTGAACCGATACCGCCCGTACCCGCAACGCCTGTGACCGTAACCGTGGTAATGGCAGCAGCAGTCGCCGTACCAATGGCACCTGTACCCGCAACGCCTGTAACATCGACGGCAATAGGAGAGTTCCACGCACCCTCATTCCAAGTACCCCTTCCCCAGCCTGTGACATTTGCCAAAGCATTATCCCCTACGCAATCCTAATAATCGCTGTACTCGCAGCAGCAGCAGGGAACGATATCGTAAACGTACCAGCAGTACTGGTTTTGTTCCCACCGAAATCAAGCGCACAGACAGCTTTATCGCCGTTTGTGTCATTATAAATCAAGGCACCCCTAGCAGTAATAGTAGCGGTTGTGTAACTATGATCCGCAAAGTCCGTAAATCCAGTAGTTCCTGAAGTGGTAGGGTTTACATTAGTTAATGCAGTTCCTCCAGTGACATAGCTACCACTGGACGCAACTTCTCCTGTAGTAGTGAAAGCTGTAGTAGCCGCACCCAACGTTGCTGTAGTGGAACTTTTACCACCACTTCCTATGGCATATAAAGACAGTTTAAAGCTGTTTCCACCAGAGGCATCAAAATCATGGGTGGCAGACAATAATTCACCCTTGAATGATGTACACATCGCTGTTGTAATCGCCATATCATAAACTCCTTAAATTTTTTGCCAGTTCAGGATAACCAGCTTCCCGTAATCTGGCGGCTACCGTGGCTCTGTCCTGATCCACAACATGTTTCATATAATAGACTATAACCTCACGAACAGTATCTTTAAAAGCCTTTGCCTGCTCACGAAGGGGTTCGGGAGCGTCTTCAGCTACATAAAGTATCTTGTTTACCGCCATCTGAGCGACTTCTTCTACCGAAAGCCCCCTGTTGTCGGTTGTAATAACAGAAACCTCTCCCACAGAAATTGAAGCATCTATCTCAAACATTTACCGCCTCTTTCAAGGCAACCACCTTATCGTGTCTACCATACAAAACAGGTTTATCTACAGGCTCTGGAGGAGTAGATTCTGATTTTTTTGCTACCGTCAAGGAACCCTCTGAAATAGACATAACAAGTGGATCATCTAGTCTGTGGTATCCGTAAAGTTTCTCTTCGTCAGGTACGTTTGTGTCGAGAAGCGTGGAATTATGTGCAACTTCGACTTCCATACCCCGCGCAATAGCCGCAGAAAGCCAGAACTCCGCGCAGGCTCTTCCGGCCTCTGCCAGTACGAGGTTAGACTTATAAGAATAATCAAGCCCGTACAGGTAAAGCTTCTCAACCTTATGGTGAATAGCAAAAGCTATGGCGTAAGGAACCGTATTATTAAAATAGCACAGTCCCGTATCCTTAACCACTTCTTCAAGGGGGTAAAGAACGGCACCTGGAACTCTTTCATCCAGAGTGCATGTGTATATTGGTCCGGGATGCGCTCCAAGTATTTTACGAAGAGCTTTGGTTTGGGAACCTGCGTTTTCCGTATCCAGAAACCTTGATGCTGGGTCCATCATAAAAACACGATCATGTTTTATAGGAGCCATCATGGAATTAATTGCCCACACTTCATCAAAGCTCTTGCCGTTGGCTACAGAAGAAGTAAACGTTCCTTGCGTACTTCCAAGCCCTACAATAGCTACATGCGCTCCTTTTAAACTTTCTCTCATTGCACAGGAATCCTTAGAATTTAACATTAGTTTACAGGTCTCCTTAACCTATCATACCTGTATTCATCCAGAGTCTGCTTTCCTTCACCTAAATTTTTCAGCCATTGAAGGGCCTCTTGGAATCTTCCGTTATATAAGGCCATCATGTCTTGCTCCCCTTTCATAAAAGTATATGCCTCGACAAGGGACGCGTAAAGCAAAGCCAATTCAGCATTATCCCCAAGCCAAGTAGTTCCACTAGAGGCTGTGGTAATAGATTCAGGCCTAAAAAAGTAGTGTAACTCTACATTTAAACTACTGCTTGGAGTTGGCGCTATCAGAAAAGTGCTATCATCCCAGTCCCCATAATAAAGAGGAATTCCTGTAGTAGCCGGATTTGGAGTATAATCTTGCAAGAAAGTTACGTGTTTATACAGTAGAAACTCGTTTTTTGAGCTGTTTATGACACTTAAAGAGTACGGAGCTAAGAAATCGGTTGGTTTAGTAAGAAACTTGCCTGAACTGGTCAGGTTTCCTTCAACACTTTTACGAAACACATCTAATTGGCATTCTTTTAAAATACGCTCTTCAGCGTTTAAAATAAACCTACTCAACTGACTTACAAAAGTTGATTCAGCGTTGTCTGTGTAGTCCTGAATAGCCGTTTTTAGAGTAGTAAAAGTATATGCCATATTATGCGCTCAAAGTTACTGGTCCAGCGGTAGCAATTTCTCCGCCCCCATCAAGGTTTCCAGTGGTGGCAGTTCCACTACTGGCAGTAAAAGTATACCGGTCATCATTTACTTTAGTAATAGAAAAACCTCCTGAAGATTCTAGCATAGATTCCGAAAAACCATCAAAAGGCTGAACAGTACGAAATCGTACTGTGTCCCCAGTGCTGCGCCCATGGCCCGGTTCCGTTACAGTTATAACGGCGCTTCCGGAAGATCCGGATCTAAAAGGATCTCGCTCAAGAAGGACCTCAACTGCTGGCTCTGTTCTATCGGGTCGTGCATCTCGTAAAGCCTGTGGATCGGCTGCAATTTTGGGAGAGTTTAACTGAGGCTGCTTTGCTTCCCACTCATCCTTTCCTACTAAGGCTCCTGTCCATTCCTTTCTCATATCCCTTTTTTTATAAGCCGCTCCAGAACGATCAGATATTCCCAAGGCATACCTATCTGAAGCATAGGTAGCCATTTAAACAGCCCTCAAAGAGGCCGCTGTCGGGACTAGAATCAACGGAACTCTATCTTGATCCTCGGTAGCCGCTCTTTCAAATTCTTCTTCATAGATACCTTTTAATAGCTGGACTCTATCCGGAGCTTTTTTAAGTGACATATAATAGGCTAATCCAGCAGTTAGACACGGATAAAATCGGAAAGGTACTTGAACCGTATTTACCGAGGTATCCACATCATCAATGCGGACTATACGGTCGTAGATTATCTGATCTGTACTATTTTCAGGAGAGGGCCATATCTTGAATAAAGGTGTTATTTGACGGTCTACATAAAACTGTATGGGCCTACCTGTTGTCGTTTTGTCCGGAATTCTAAGATATTGATCCCTTCCAATTCTTTGAATAGATATATCTTGATCGCTTCTACGGACTACCGCCGACAAAATGTCCACTGAAGACTGTACGTTGGCTAGAGAAGCGTCGGAAGTTACTGTAGTAGTAGCTGAACTAGAAGAACCTGTTATAGTTTCAGCAGCCGTAAAAGATCCTGAAGGAATAGTTATTGTCATTGTAGTAGAAAGTGGCTTAGTTATAACAGAAGCCGTAGTACCACTGGTCCCTCCAGTAATAGTTTCACCTATAGTGAAGCTATCACTATCCCCTACAGTAAGGGTTATTGTTCCTAGTGGATAAGAAGCAATTCCAGAAGCAACTGTTTGAGTAACTTGCTCAACAGTCCATCTATTCAAGCCCCGGTTTGCCCAATCTGAAAAAAGAAGGTTTAAAGATCTACGTGCAGTTCTGGCATCGTATCCGGTACGAAGTTCCAAACCACATCGTTCAAATGCTTCTTCTACAAATTCACCTACATCAGGCTCAAAATTTTTACTGTTTGATGTTGCCATCTATCCATAGTTTTTAATTAATTCAAGAATAATGACATAAGTATCACCACTTGAATGACCCAGTGTGGTGAAATCAAGATCACCTGTAGGACTACTAGCATTATTTGGTATGCCTGAAAAATCAT